GCCGGGCATGGCTGGCATACGACCCTGACGCCACGCATCATGCCGTCATCCAGGACGACGTGCTCGTCTGTCGCGACCTCTGCGCGGGGTTGGAGCAGGCGCTTGCCCACGTCCCTTCAGATGCGCCGCTCTGCGCCTACATCGGTCGCGTCCGGCCCTACCACAAGATAATCGAGGACGCCGTGATGGACGCCGGACAGCGGAGCGCATCGTTCTGCACGATGACGAGTCTGTGCTGGGGACCGCTGGTCGTCGTGCCGACCACGGCAATCGAGACGATGGTGGCTCATGGTGATACGCTGACTGACGTCGCCAACTACGACCGCCGTCTCTCGCGCTTCTGGGAACTGGAGCGGCACATACCGGTGTGGTACACCCTGCCGTCGCTTGTCGATCATGCGGACGGTCCCTCTATGGTTCCCGGCCGCGAGGTGACTAACCGCAGCAGCAGCAGCGCGCGTCACAACCGCGTGGCGTGGAACTTCATCGGCGAGGACGCCTCGGCTCTCGACGTGGACTGGTCGGGCGGAGTCGTTACAGTAGGCAAGCTGCCGCATCCTCTCATGCCGAAACGTACGCGAGTGTGGCGTGCACATCCACCGATAGTCGTCAGGAGATGATGAGATGGCCTGGTACAAGCTTCCTCACACCGACGGTGGACGCATCTGGCGTCACAGTTCACGCCGGCTTGAGCAGTTGCCGGATGAAGTTCCAGAACCGGTGTATCCTGAATGGGAACCGCAGATAGACCCCGAGGACTGGGTGCAGGACGATGACTCCATACGCGACTCCGATTGAGTACACAGAGTGGGCCGGCCTGCCTGTCCCGCAGGGGATCGAGCGTCTGCTCGCACGAGCGTCAGAGCTGCTCGACGCCACGGTGACGGCCTCGTTCGTCGTAGACTCCGACACCGGCTTGCCTACCGACCCGCTCGACGCTGCGGCGCTGCGCGATGCGGCGTGTGCGCAGGTGCGGTTCTGGGTCGAGACGGGCGAGGAACACGACATCGACGGGCTGGCCGGCACGGACGTCTCCATCGGTGGCGTCTCGGGCAAGCGTCCGCCGGTCGTCGCTCCGCAAGCCCTGCGCATCCTCAAGGAGGCGCTGCTGCTGTGATCCCGACCGCCCTGCTGAGAGAGACCGTGAGCATCGAGCCGTATGGCGGCGAGAGTTCCGTCGGTCCTGTCTATGAGCCTGCCGTCACCTGTCCGGCGCGTGTCGAGCGGACACATCGTCTCGTGCGTCTGACGACTGACGAGGTGCAGGCCGCAGAGGCGACCCTCTACCTCCGTGGTGATGTGTCCATCGCCACAGGCGACCGCGTGACGGTGGGCGGACGCAAGTACCGCGTCCTCAGCGTCGAGGCGCTTGACGGTCTGCTGCGCAATGAGGGCTTGCGCGCCACGTTGGGCAGGTACGAGCGATGACGGGTTCCGGTGGCATCCGCATGGTAGGCGACCACAGGCGTGAGGTCATGGACAAGGTCCACAAGGCAGCCGCCGAGGCGCTGAACGACGGCGCTAAAGAGTTGCTGAGAGTCGCCAACGTCACGGCGCCCTATCGCAAGGGCATCCTCGCTGATTCCGGCGACGTCGAGGAAGCGACGCCTCGGCATCTCACGGCGACCGTCGGTTACGGCGGCGCGGCTGCAGCCTATGCGGCGCGGCAGCACGAGGAGACGACGTGGCATCATGCGCTCGGACGCCGTGCCAAGTGGCTGGAGATGGCAGCGAAGGAAGACGGGCGGCGTATCATGGACTGGGTCGGCTCACAGATGAAGGCGAAGCTATGATCACGCGGGCACTCGCCAAGCAGATGGAGAGTCTGGGTCTCGGCGATTACGACGCTGAGCTTCCCGGCGGCGACATCTTCCTCGAGCATCTCCCGGACAGCCCGGATGAGGCCGTCATGATTCTCTCCACCGGCGGCAATCCGCTGGGACCGGCGGCGACCTATGGCTGGGATGAACCGACCGTGCAGATCATGGTGCGTGGCGCTCCCGACGATGTTGAGACGCCGGCAGCGAGGGCGCAGGCCATCTATGACGCCATGCAGGGACTCCGCTACGTCACCTTGGACGAGGGCGGCACCGACGAGATGCGCTTGTGCGTGTGCTCTTCGTCACAGACGGCACCGTTCACCCTTGGCCGCGACGAGCGCAACCGTTACCGCTTCAGCCTCAACTTCGCACTCCATGTGCGGAACAAGACAGCAAACCGAGACTAAGGAGTAAGTCATGCCAGCGACAAGTGACGACAAGGTACTGAGCCGGGACTTCACGATCTCGGTGAACACGGGGACTTCAGGCAGTCCGACCTGGACTCCCATCGGCGGTCTCGACGAGGACGGCATCTCCATCAAGACCGACGTGGCGGATGTGGACTTCGCGGACGCAAACGACGGCGGCTTTGCCAAGCCCGTCCCTATCGGCCATTCCTACACGGTGACTCTCAAGGGTGCACGGATCGAGAACGCCGACGACGGCACGCGCGACGCCGGACAGGCCGCCCTCGAAGCGGTGCAGGATGAGGTCGGGCTGGATGCTCTGCTTCAGTTCCAGATCGAGAGTCCGGCCGCAAGCGGTGGCGAGGTCCTCACCTTCGAGGCGTGGCCTAACGTGACGGCGTTCGGCGGCGGCGAGAAGGCCACGTGGGAAGCCGAGCTGTCCGTGTACGGTCGGATCACGAGGATCTGAGCATGAGCGGACGCTACATCGACTTCGACGCCGCTCTTGCCGAGTCACAACGCGAGCCCGTCGTCGTCCGCTATCTGGCCCGCGACTGGGAGCTCTATCCGGCCCTGCCGGCGAAGCCTGTCCTGCGTCTCCTGCGCATGCAGGCTGAAGCCGGCGGCGATACTGAAGTCTCGGCTGCCGAGACGCTTGCCTGTCTCTCCGAGATGGTGCCCGCCGGCGTCCTCGAGGCATGGCTTGAGGGCGGCATGACAGTCGATGAGATGGCCGAGCTTCTGCAGGCCGTGATGAAGGCCTACGCGAACACCGGAGAGTCCTCGGGGGAAGCTCAGCGCCCCGTAGCGGGGCAGACGACATCATCCGGCACTGGCAAGCGCTCGAAGCAGACTTCGCGCGCGAATACCACATCGACCTGAGTGAGGCGCTCGACGATATGAGCTGGCGAAGGTTCAGAGTCCTGGTGGGCGGTCTCTCATCAGAGAGCGTCTTCCGCATCGTCTCTCGTGGCACCGAGGGGCAGCGCAAGCGGCCGCTGACCGCCAAGGACGCGCCGGCCTTCTTCGCAAGCTTCCCCAAGCGAGGTAAGAAGCCATGCTGACGGTAGCTGAGCTTGTCACCACTATGGAATTGGACAACGACGACTTCGACCGTGGCATGAGCGATGCCGGAGCGAAGTTCGACAGCACTGGCAACGAGCTGACCACGAAGTCCTCCGGCCTCGGCAAGAAGGCCGGCATGGCCCTTGCGGCAGCCGGTACAGCTGCCCTTGCCGGTCTCAGCATGGTCGTGAAGACGGGCATCGGCGAATGCATGGAGGCCTCCGCCGCACAGGCACAGCTCGCCGCAGGTATCAAGTCCACGGGCGGCGCGGCTGGCGTCACGGTCGATCATCTCACGAACCTTGCAAGTTCAATCCAGAACTACAGTGGTCAGACTGACGACTCGATCATGCAAACCGAGGCGCTGCTCCTCACCTTCAAGAACATCAAGAACGTCGGTGCGGACAAGATCTTCGACCAGGCGACGAAGGCAGCCGCCGACATGGCCGCGAAGATGGGCACCGATGCCTCATCGGCAGCGATACAGCTAGGCAAGGCGCTGAACGACCCCATCAAGGGGGTCGGCTCCCTGTCCCGTGTCGGTGTCCAGTTCACGGAGGCGCAGAAGAAGCAGATCGCCGCCATGGTCGAGTCCGGCGACACGATGGGCGCCCAGAAGATCATCCTGAAGGAGCTCAACGAAGAGTTCGGCGGCGCGGCCAAGGCGGCTGGTGACTCACTTCCCGGGCAGATCGAGAAGGCCAAGCGTTCGTTCGAGGACATGTCGGAAAGCCTCATGAGTGCCCTCATGCCGACCATCTCGAAGCTGGTCGGCTTTCTGACCGATCTCATCAAGAAGTTCGACAGCCTGCCCGGGTCGGTCAAGACAGTCATCGTGATCGGCACGGCCATTGGCGGACTGCTGGCCGTCCTTGCCCCGGTGATCAGCGCCATGACCACGCTGGGTCCAGTGCTGGCCTTGCTCACCAATCCGCTCGGTCTCGTCATCGCCGGGATCGCTGCCCTTGCCGCCGGCCTCGTCATCGCCTACCAGAAGAGCGAGACGTTCCGCGACATCGTGAACGCGGTCTGGGGAGCCATCAAGGACACGGCAACGACCGTCTGGGCGGCCATCAAGGACGTGGTCTTAGCCGCCGTCGATGCCATCCGCGAGACCATCTCCACAGGCATGGCCGCGGCAAAGGCGGTGTGGGACGCGGTCTGGGCGCTCTTCGGCCCTCTTGTCACGGCCGTCTGGGACAACATCAAGACGATCGTGCAGACGGCGATTACCGTCGTGCAGAGCATCATTAAGGCCGTCATGGCCCTCATCCATGGCGACTGGGGCACGGCGTGGAACGCAATCAAGGAGGCCGCGTCGGCGATATGGGACGGCATCAAGAGCGTCGTCCGTAACAGCATCGATGCGGTCAAGGAGACCATCTCGCGGGTGCTCGACAGCATCAAGAGCGTCTGGAGCGGTGCTTGGGATACCATGAAGGAAATCGTGAGCGGGGCATGGGGTCGTATCAAGGACGCCGTCTCAGACGGCATCGGCAAGGTCCTTGACCTCATCCGCAGCC